ATTTCAAGAACCAAAAAGTTTTAATTTGATAAATAATAAACTAATCCTAAGGATAAAGGGAGAATTAAATGTTAGCTGAGGAACTAAATAACAAGTGGAAGCCAGTGCTCGAGCACTCGGATCTTCCGGAAATTAAAGATGCTCACAAGCGTCTTGTCACCGCAACTGTGCTTGAGAACACGGAGCGCGCTCTTCGCGAAGCTGGCGGTGGGCAGCAATTGCTTGGCGAAGCTGACGGTCACGTCAACTCCGTAGGCAGCGGTCAAGTTTCAAACTTCGATCCAGTACTGATTTCACTCGTACGTCGTTCGATGCCAAATCTGATCGCTTATGACGTTTGCGGCGTTCAGCCGATGAACGGTCCAACCGGTCTTATCTTTGCAATGCGTTCGCAGTATGCTAACTCAACAGATTCAAATGTTGCTGAAGCTTTCTACAACGAAGCCAACACAGGTCACGCTTCGCGTCTCGGCGCTGGTTTGAATGCTGCTAACACAGGTGCTGGTTCAGCAACTGCAGTTGGTGCTAACACAGTTGGTACAGCTCCTGACTCGTCAAACAACGCTGGCAACTCGTTCTACAACTACACAATGGGTCTTCTCGTTGGTTCTGCAGAACTTCTTGGCGCGAATAGCTCATACATCTTCCCGGAAATGGGCTTCTCAATCGAGAAGGTTACCGTATCTGCTAAGACACGTGCTCTGAAGGCAGAATACACCCTAGAACTTGCACAAGATCTGAAGGCAATTCACGGTCTTGACGCAGAAGCCGAACTTTCGAACATCCTTTCGGGTGAAATCCTTGCGGAAATCAACCGTGAAGTTGTTCGCTCGATCATCATCACTGCTGAGCGCGGTGCAACTGAAGGTACTACAACATCGGGTATCTTCGATCTTGACACCGACTCAAACGGCCGTTGGTCAGTTGAAAAGTTCAAGGGTCTTCTGTTCCAGATCGAACGTGAATGCAACAAGATTGCGAAAGAAACACGTCGCGGTAAGGGTAACGTAATCATCTGCTCGTCAGACGTTGCTTCGGCACTTCAAATGGCTGGTGTTCTTGATTACGCTCCTGCTCTGAACACTTCTTCGCTGAACATTGACGACACAGGCAACACATTTGCTGGTGTTATCAGCGGTCGCATTAAGGTCTATATCGATCCTTATGCCGGTACAAACTTCTTGGTAGTAGGCTATAAGGGTTCGAATCCGTTCGATGCCGGTCTCTTCTATTGCCCCTACGTTCCGCTGCAAATGGTTCGTGCGGTTGATCCAGGTTCATTCCAACCGAAGATTGGCTTCAAGACACGTTACGGCATGGCACCGAATCCATTCGCCAAGGGCACAACTGCTGCTTCGACAACAGCTGTTCTTGAGCAAGATTCGAACAAGTACTATCGTCGCGTTCTTGTTAACAACTTGATGTGATATAAGAGTTGGAATAACCAACCTAAAAACTGGAAGGGGAGTCGAAAGGCTCCCCTTCTTTTTGGCATGTACAATATATAAATAGTGTGTATAATGGATATTGCAGCCAAAGGAAAGATATGACAGCCGTCAATGATATAAACAAAAACTTTCTGTCACCTTTAGGCTACAAGTTTACCCTTGCGCGAGCACCTGCGCTCAGTTACAATGTACAGAACATTCGTTTTCCTGGCGTGCAGATGAGTAACGGAGAAAGCCCGACTCCGTTCGTGCCGATTCCAGTGACTGGCAAGCTTACTTATAGTCCTCTCGATATTACGTTTCGTCTGAACGAAGATATGACAGATTATCTCGAGATCTATAATTGGATGGTGGCTCTGGCATCGCCTGTTAGCTTTGACGCTTATAAAGCTGTACAGAATTCACGGGCCGGCTCGACAGGAACACTCTACTCCGATCTGAATTTACAGATCATGAACAGTAGTATGAACTCGAATATTATGATTACTTTCTATGATGCATTTCCAGTGAGTATCGGAGATATTGAGTTTAATAGCACAGATACTAGTGTCAATTATATAGAATGTAGTGTAGAATTTAAATATCTAAGGTATGATATCGAAGTTTTATAGGATTTATTATGAAAATTGATGACATTTATGCAGAATGGGAAAAGGATTCCCAGATCAATCGCTCTGAGCTTGGTGATGAAGCTCTTAATATTCCAAAACTTCATCACAAGTATTTCAAGATCTTTACGCATGAGCGTCTCTTGCTTCGTAAACAAGAAGCAGAATTTAAGCAACTCAAGCTCGAGAAGTTGGAATTCTTCACGCTCGGGCCGACAGAAGAATCTCATGAGAAAGGTTGGCGCTTGCCACCACAAGGTAAAATACTCAAATCTGAAGTGAATAACTATATAGAAGCAGACAAGGATATAGTGAATCTATCATTGAAACTCGGCATTCAGCACGAGAAGATTGATCTGCTTGAGTCTATCATTAAGTCTCTCACGGCCCGCGGTTTTAATATTAAAGCCGCAATCGAGTGGGAGCGTTTCAAGGTCGGTATTTAATGAGCTCAGTGCATCTTAAATTTATTAATAATGTTCACGTCAAAGTAGAGGCAGAGCCATCGACCATTATGGAGTTGGCAGATGCCTTTACGTTCTATGCTGAGAACTATAAGTTCCATCCAAAGTATCGAGCCAGAATGTGGGATGGTAAGATTCGTCTCATTAACAATCTGACTGGATACGTATATGCTGGATTGGCAAGACATATTAAAAAGTTTTGTGATGCTCGAAACTATACATTCTCATTTGATGAAGAGATGTACTATGATGGTGTATCTGAACACGAATTGAGGGAATTCATAAATACTCTCGGAATTCCTGAAAAGTATGCAATTCGAGACTATCAGTTTGATTCTATTTTGAAGTGCATTCGATCAAATCGAAGAACATTGGTATCACCGACTTCTTCTGGTAAATCATTGATGATTTACATTCTGATGAGATGGTATCAGAAGCACAAAGGTTTGATTATCGTTCCTACGATTGGATTGGTGAATCAGATGGAGAGTGACTTTCGAGATTATGGCTATACAGGCGATATTCATATGTCGACTCAAGGACTGAACAAGTCGAACGATATCGAAGCTGAACTTGTTATTACCACGTGGCAGTCACTCAATAATGGTAAGAATAAGATGCCAAAACCTTGGTATCAACAATTTGGAGTCGTATTCGGAGATGAAGCACACGGAGCAAAGGCATCTTCACTTATACAAATTCTTAGCAGTCTAACTGGTTGCAAGTATCGATTCGGCACAACTGGCACTCTTGATGGCACAGCCCTTAACGAGACAACAATCGAAGGTCTCTTTGGTCCAAAATACAAAGCCGTCAGCACAAAAGAGCTCATGGATCAAGGATACGTATCCAAACTCAAAATCAAATGCATTGTCTTGAAGTATTCTGAACAAGTAAGCAAAGAGCTCAAAGGAAAAACATACCAAGAAGAAATCGATTTCCTGATCGGTAGTGACTCTCGGAATAAGTTCATTCGCAACCTCGGACTCTCTTTAAAAGGTAATAAGCTTGTTTTCTTTCGAATCGTAGATCATGGTAAAACACTTTATGATCTCATCACGAAGAGTACAGATCATAATGTTTTTTACATCGATGGCTCTGTTAGCGGTGATATGCGAGAATCTATACGAAAGGCTATTGAAGAAGAAGAAAATGCTATTCTTCTCGCCTCGCTAGGAACGACATCGACAGGCGTAAGTATCAATCGACTACATCATATGATTGCTGCTTCTCCTTCGAAGTCAAAGATTAAAGTTCTACAGTCCATCGGTCGTATGCTTCGATTGCACGAAGAGAAACAAGAACATGGCGCTATCTTATATGATATCGTCGACGATTTGTCTTACAAATCCCATCAAAACTTTACTCTCAAACATTTTCTCGAAAGAACGAAGATCTATGATACTGAGCAGTTTGACTACGAAATCTATAACGTAAAGGTTTAATTATGTTGAAAATATTACACATGATTAGCGGAAACACCCTTATCGGACAAGTTGAAGAAAATGAAAGCGAATATATTGTTACACATCCGTTCTTAATGGAAATCGTCGAAGACTCAAACGAAGGTTCTGGTGTTCGTATGGATTATTTGTTAGCGTTTTCGAAAGATAACTGTGTACATATAAAGAAAAATGTTGTACTGTATGACTATAATCCTTCAGATAGAATGGAAGAATATTATAGCAGACTCGTTCAATTCACGACCAAACGTGAGAATGATATTATTCTAAAGCAAACCCTCGAGAATATGGATGAGATGGATAGTAGATTTAAATCTCTTCTATCACAAAAACTCATAGGAAAAAGTACAGTAAATTGAGAAAGTTTAAATGATGATCAAAAAGAAATCGACTAGCCATTATATTGACAATAAATTGTTTTATACAGAGATGGTCAAATTCTGGAATTCTTGTCAAGAAGCGAAGAAGAATGGCGAGCCGAGACCAGAGATTCCAGAATATGTAGGTAAGTGCATTATGTTGATTGCTCAACGTTTGTCAACTCGACCTAACTTTATTGGATATTCTTATCGCGAAGAGATGGTAGGAGACGGTATTGAAAACTGTCTGACATACATTCATAACTTCAATCCTGAAAAATCTACCAATCCATTTGCTTACTTTACTCAAATCATTTACTATGCATTCTTACGTCGAATCCAAAAAGAAAAGAAACACACATATATCAAGCACAAAGCTTTTGAGAATAGCATGATCATGAATACACTCGTGGATATGGCGCCAGAAGATCGATCACACTTCAATGCGGCGTTTATCAATGTATCAGAAAAGCTAGGTGAATTAGTGGAGAAGTTTGAAGCAAAGAAGCCGCCAAAGCCTGTTCAAAAGCAAGGC